TTAACTATGTTTCTATGAAACGAAGTAGTCATTGGACTTCCAGGATATATGATGTTTCTTTGCGTATTTTCATGTGCGTGTAAATCCCCTGAGAATACATACCTATACTTATCAAATCTTTCTAAGTCTACTTCAGGTTGTACATGAGGTGGTATTTCACCACGAACATGTGTAAATAGTACTTCGGTATCTATACCTTCAATACTCTCTTTTCTATGTAGGTCAGCATAAGGCAGTATTGCCCAATCTTCTTCATAGTAAGTTTCATCTATAACTTCTACAAGAGGATTTATACTTGTAGTAGCATTTTTTAAGTTTGTAAAGAAAGTTTTGTTTTTACGAGTAGCTTCATGATTTCCATCATAAATAATTGTTCGCTTTGTAACTCCTTTTATAAAATCAAAATAAAGACTCAGCTCATCCATTGAGGGGACTCGGTCAAACAAGTCCCCGCCAATGATATGTAAGTCAATTTTATCGCATTTTTCAATTTCTTGAATTTGTTCAAAGAACATCTTGTAACGAGCGCAAGCCCATGCTACTGGTACGTTCTTCTGTCCTAGCTTAATATGCCAGTCTGCTGTAAATAAAATCATCCTACAAAGTTTTCCCCAGGTGTCCATTCACACCCTGTTAGTCCACCTGCTTTAATTGCTTGTAAAGTTCTAAGAACTTCATTAGCATTTCTGCCTGTGTCGAGTGCATTAACACTTACATGTTGCACTATATCATTCTTGTCGATAATATAGGTAGCTCTATAACAAACTCCTGCTTCTTCATTTACTATTCCTAGTTTAGAAGATAAACCTAATCCACAATCTGCTGCTAAGGAATGTTGGATGTTGCCAATGAGTTCATTGTCTTGTTTCCAAGCCAATTTACAGAACTCATTGTCACCACTTATACCGATTACATTCGCTTCTTCTACTAGCATATCCATTCCCGCAATTTCTGTTGGGCATATGAAAGTAAAGTCTTTAGGATAAAAATATACAACTGTATACTCTTTTTTCAAAGGTTCATACTGTTCAGTAACTGATACCTCTATAAAGTTATTTTCTTTATCAACTCCCTGCAAAGTAAATGCTGGGAACTTCTGTCCTACTGTAATCATGTACTACTCCTTATTTAATGTCAAATTCGTCGCTGATTGATTCATCAGGTGTTGAATTATCTGCCCCTTCTCTTAATCTATCGAGAAGCTCTTTCTGTGCGTCTGGAGTTGGTCTTGTTAAGATTTCATCCATAGACTTAAGGTCTGTTACTAGAGACTGCTCATCTTCAGTTAGAGGTCTTGGTTTGCATTTTAATGCCTGTAATTGATACTCAACATTGTAAGCCATCGGTCCTGTTTTAACTCTTTTGAAGCATACATCCCACCCTGTTTCAGGGTCAGTTGGGTCTCCGAGGTCTTCCGCGGCTACCATTACTTGTTCCAGTAGTTTCTTCTTAAGATTTAAGACTTTGACTTTACCATCATGAATACACTGAATCGCGTAAGACCATCCACATTTAAGTTCAGGATGATACTCTCTTACCCAGTCTTTTTCAACATTAGTAAATGCTTCGGTGTTTCTGTCGAACGACAAACACTCGAAAGGTAAATTCTTTCCGTTTTCACCTTTTAGCCAGTATACATATCTTGGTAACATGTCACCGACCATTCTTATTTTATTATCGCCTTCTACATATTGGTAGCTATCGATTTTGTTCTTTTGGGCTTCGCCCTTGGCTTGATTAAAACTTATTGCCATTTCATTTCTCCTTTAGTGATTTCCTCGAATTTAAAGTGAATTCTATCCCCTTCAATCCAAAGTAATCTATTGCTTTCTATTATGTCCTTTTCACCTGTAAAGTATAAAAGGTCTAGAGTGGTATCTTTAGTTTTTTGATACTCAAAATAGTTGCGTAGTGACGCGATACCTGCGTACTGAGCAATCTCGCTATCCGAGTATCTCCTTCTTTGAATAAACAACGGCTCAGGGTTAACAAGGAAACTATGCCCATGAAAACTCTTTTGCCAGAACTTGAATATTCTGTCGTGCCTATTAACTGGAGGCAGTTTGTATGTCAAGATGTGCAGGATTGTCAAAATATCATTGACGCTTCCATTGCTTTCTTTTTTTATCTTTTTCCAATTATAGAATAACATTATATCAAAAATTTAACCTTATGTCAAGAAACATTTTTCTCTGCTATAGATAAGAAACTTCGTACCCTTGTTTCATGTAGTAACCCATTCTCGCACCTGCCTGCTTTCTAGCTGTGCGACCTTCTAAGTGGATGTCTACAATTACCGGTTGCGGTTTGTTCTCATCTAGCCTTATTACTCTACCAATTAATTGTGTTAGTAAAGGCTCGTTGTTAATAGGTGTTCCTAATATTAGACAGCTAAGACAATCTACTGAAATACCTTCTGAAAATATACTTTGAGTTCCAAATAATATATCTTTTGTAGTAAATATTTCTTTAATCATGTCTCCTCTCTCTTCATGAGGAACGTCTCCTGTAACGCATATTGCGTTATCTCCTACTAGTGCTGAACTTCTCTTGAGAAAGTCAACTCTGTCACTTACTACTAAGACCTTGTGGCCTTTAGCAGCATAACCTGCAGCTAGTACTGCACATATGTTTTGGTACTCCCAATCATACGCTAATTCGTTGATTCGAGTAGCCCATGCAATGTTCGCTCCATCCATGAAGCGTATACCACTCCTCACTACTTCAACGCGAGGCACCATATAATTTTCTTTAGGTGGTTTATATACTGTATTTGAAAAATAGTCTCGAAATACAACATGTCTTCCATCCTTGCGTTGCATTGTCCCTGTCAGACCGATCTTATGACGAGCCCTGTTAGAGTCGATAATGCGTGTAAAAGTTGGACTGCTTACATGGTGCATTTCATCGAGAATAATAGTACCGAACTCTTTTGCGATTTTGTCTTGATTTCGGTACAAAGTTTGCACGTTGCCAATGACAATATCCTTATCGATTTCAAATCTACCCGAACCTATCACACCCGCCGAGACCCCGAAGACTTTCTTACACTCTTTTTCCCACTGCGACCGTAGCGCTACAGTATGAGTAACTATAAGCGTTTTCTGTTTTAGCTTATTTGCGATAGCTAAAGCTGTAAATGTCTTTCCCCAACTGACCCAAGCGTTAATTATAGCACTGCCTTGGATGTCGTCATATACCGATTGCTGGGATTGACGTAACTCAAACTTAAAGTCGTAACCTTTGATTGGTACATCATTCCTCTTATCGACAATCTCGTAATCGTTTGGTATCAAATCCGTTCTTCCGATAGGTAAAGTAACTAAACCTGCTCGGATTATGCCCATATTCTTTATGATGATAGGCGGGTCTGTTGGACGTCTTGGTGGTATACTATAGGTGAGTTCTTCGTCAAGCTTTGCTTGATAATCCTGCGTTACTTCTATGAATATCCTATTACTCAGGACTGCTTTCATTGAACTCGTCTTCTGTTATACAGTGCTCGATACCATGGTAAGTATAATAGCATTTTAGTTCTACAACTTCTGTACTTGGATTTATATCCCAGTGTCTTACTACATTTGCTATAATAAAGCAACAAGTAATAACGTTAAGTAACACAATACAACTCCTAAACATAGCAACATAATCAGCTTCTCTGTCATGTCCAACTTTTTCTCCTAAACTTTTTGCCCATAATCTCCATATACTCATCTTAAATTCCTTATTAACTCTAAGAGTTCTTCTACTGTCTGCAAGTCTTGCTCGTTATCAGTATCTATTTCTATTACTATTTTCATACTTTTCTCCAAGTATTTTTCTTCTTAATTTCTGAGAGTTCGTACAAGTAAGATGGTATATCTTTTATGTACAGTACTCCTGCGTATTTCTGTAGCGGTTCAGGAGGTCTTTTTAGTTCAAATGGAAAAGGTACATTTTCAACATATATTAATGTTACTATATCTTTTTCTATTACTTTCGTTATCTTACTATAATACAACTTAGCTGTTGTACTTTTTTCGTATCGAAAGAATTTTCCATCTGAATCTACAAAGAACTTCCTTCTATGCTTTGATAAGTCCACAAAGTTATCGATCATATGTCTCAACTCATATAAATTTTTATGTGGTGTATTTAATCTTCGCTGACCTATCGTGTAGCCAGAGACATTAGTATCATCTACTACCTGTCCCTCGCACCACAATATTCCATCTCGTTTTTCAACTTCGTCTGTGTGTATTACATAGACTGGAAACTCAACATCATTCAGATTCATACTTTGCCTTGAACTTGCCAAGTGAATAATCTTCATCAACATCAAAGTCACATCCAATTGGGCAGTTAGGTATTGAGATACCTCTATCTTTTTCAATACAGTTTTGTACTATTTCCATATATTCATCAACATCTTCTTCTTTCACTTCTGCGAGAATTGAGTCATGAACTAAGGCAAAGATTCTCATATCTTTCGTCTTGTTTCGTTTGATAATTTCATTATGGGTATCTATAGCACCAAGAAGATTG